CAAGCCTGACGGGGCCGTTCCGCGTGGCAGTCCACGTTGAGAATGGGGGGCTTGGCGACTTCAACTTCGGCCAGCGCGCCTTCAGCTACACCCCGCCCAGCGGCTTCAAGGCCCTGAACACCGCGAACCTCTCCAGCACCGCAGTCTCCACCAGCGGCAGCTTCACCGGCAACGCAGCGGCGGATGGGCCTTTCGTGTGGACGAACGGCAACCCCGCGACGCTGACGATCAACGGAAACGCCGTGACTTTTGGCACCCATGCGGACAAGACCGCTGGCGGGTTCAAGCTGCGCTCGTCTAGCTCCAGCTACAACGCGAGCGGCTCCAACACCTGGACGGCGACTGCTGGCAAGCGGTTCGTGCAGTCCCGGAAGCCCAACAATGCACAGGTGAACCCATGATCGGTTGGCTCCTGTATGCGGCATGGTGCGCGTTCTGCTGGCGGCTGCGCGGCGGGATGATCAGCCAGATCACGCTCCAGCGGTTCGGCTATGCGCTCTCGACGGGCGAGACAAGGATGGCTTGCGCGTTCCTCATGGCGCTGCCGCTTGCCATCTTCAATCCGTGGCTCCTATCGGTCGCTCCTGCGGCCTTCGCCGCCATGACCCTCGGTTACTTCGACAAGTCGATGGGGCTCGAGGAACCGGGCCGCGACCATGCGTTCCTCGCGCTCTGGGGCGTCGCGGTGGTGGCGATCATGTTGGTGCCGATCGCGATCCTGCATCGCTCTCCGTTGATGCTGGCCTTCTCGGCTCCCGGCCTGCTGGTCGCTGCGGTTTATGACATCAACAAGCGGTTCGGTGGTCGCTGGACCGAGCGCGCCGAGTGGATGACGGGCGCGATCTTCGGAGGCATCCTGTGGGCAGCGGCGTCGTGAACGATGTCGGACCTGGAGGACGAAAAGTGGCGGGTCGGAGCGACATGGCCCAGCCCCGAGGCGCGGCGGCCCGCCGTCTCCTCGCATACCCTACCTGACCTTATCGCGCCGCCGAGGAGGACTGCCGTGCAAGAACAAGCCCTGTTGGATCACGCGCAGCAGATCGGCGCGCTGAAGTCCGATGTCGCGCACATGACCGAACGGATCGAGGACATGGACAAGAAGCTCGACCAGATCATCGCGGCGGCGAATATGGGCAAGGGCGCGTGGCTCGCGGCGGTGAAGGCCGGCGGCATCATCGCGACGCTCGGGGCTGGCGCCGCGTGGCTCTGGGGCCACCTTCAGACCTTCATGCATCGTTGAGGAGACCGACGTGGCACCCCTGCTCGCCGCCCTGCTGCCGATCTTCGGGTCGGTGATCGACAAGGTCATCCCCGACAAGGCCGCCGCCGAGAAGGCGAAGCTGGAGGCGCAGGCGCAGCTCGTCGCCGCCGCCACCCAGGGCGCGCTCGCACAACTTGAGGTCAACAAAGTCGAGGCCGCGCACCAGAGCGTGTTTGTCGCGGGATGGCGACCGGCGATCGGCTGGGTCTGCGCGGCGGCGCTGGCCTACAGCTACATGCTCGTCCCGCTCGTCGGCTTCACGCTCGCCCTGCTCGGGCAGCCCGTGCCGCGCTGGCCGGTGCTGGACAACAATCTCTGGGAACTCATGTTTGGCATGCTCGGCATGGGCGCGCTGCGGTCGTGGGACAAGGCGCAGGAGCGCAAGGGTGGCGGCTGAGAACTGGGGCGAGGCCTTCCGCGCGCTGCTGCGCCACGAAGGCGGCTTCGTCAACCACCCGCAAGATCCCGGCGGCATGACCAACCTGGGCGTAACGCGGCGCGTCTGGGAGGAATGGACGAACCACCCCGCGAACGAGGCCGACATGCGCGGCCTGACGCCGGGCATGGTCGAGCCGCTCTACCGCGAACGCTACTGGCGCAAGGTTCGCGGCGATGAGCTTCCACCGGGCGTGGATCTTGCGGTGTTCGACTGCTCCGTCAACAGTGGGCCGGGGCGCGCCGCGATGTTGCTGCAGCAGGCGATCGGCGTCTGGCCGGATGGCGTGATTGGCCCTAAGACGATGGCGGCGATCAAGGCGGCGGATGCGAAGGCGACGGTGGATCGGTTCTGCGATCTGCGGATGGCGTTCCTGCGCGGCCTGCCGACATGGCCGACGTTCGGGAAAGGCTGGGAGCGGCGCGTCGAGGATGTGCGGCGGCAGGCGAAGGCGATGGTGGTCTGATCAACGTTTCTGCCGCTTGACCCACGCCAGGACATCGCACAGCCGGTCTACGTCCTTCTTCGGCGCTTCGAGCGAGTCGCAGCCCTGCGTCACGACGTCCTTGAGCGGGCGGCCGCAATAGGCGCAGGGGTCGGTGATGCGGATTGAAATCATGGCAGCGCCATCGTGATCGTGATGGCCCACAAGGCGACGTAGCTCGTGACCGCGACGATGGCGGCGATGGTGTGGAGGCTCATGGCGCGGCCTCCTCTCGGGTCACTAGCAGCTTGATCGTCGGGCGTTTCTCGCGATTTAGCACCGCATAGCCGGTGATGTGGCCGGTCTTCGCGCGATTGCCGTGCGGAAAGACCACGCTGACGGTTGAGTCGGCGCCATGAACCGTTATCAGAGAGGTGATCAAGGCTCGCAATTGCCCAAGTTTCATCGCTTGTCCTCCAGCGCCCGCTCCAGCACCTCCACTCGGGCGCGGAGGCGCTCGATCTCGGCGCGCATCCACGCGACTGTCGTCTCGATATCATGTGCCTTCTGATTGTCGCTCATCGTCCATCCTCCATTTCCACGACCGCCATCCCGGCGGCCTCGATTGCGTTGACCACCCGCTCCAGGAACGCCAGTCGATGCTGATCGACCGGGCAGTCGGGGTCTGGCGCGTATTGGTAGAGCCGCCGGAACGCGCGGCGGGCGGTTTCGGCGGGGGTCATTTGAATGCCTCGGTGTCCAGGTACGCGCGGATCACTTCAGCCGCGATTTGCGGGACGATGGCGTTGCCGTAGGCGCGCAGGCGTCCCACTCGGCCGGGTATCCCATGAGCCAGCAGACGAAGGCCGGGTTGAGCGCGCCGCGCTTTTCCGTCTGCCCCGGTGAGCCAGATTGCGTCGGACCAGAAGGTTCCGTTTTGCCCAGCCCCAGAGCCTCCACGCATTGCGTGGTCAGCAACTTCTGCGAGCCCTTCGCCCCCTCGTGCCTGTGCTGGTAGCCTAACCTCGCCTCGTGGGCCATAAGCGTCGCCCAAGTCGACACGTTCGCCGCGTCCGTCAGCGTCGTGCCGCTGTGCCCGGTCAGCGTTTCCCGGCGCTGGTTCGTCGCGGCGCGCGGGCGTCCGTCGTTCATGTAACCGTGGCGCCGCGTCCCCACCGCGTCCCCAGCCGTCGGCGTCGGCCACGTCGTTTCTGGCGACCCAGTAGAGGCGGCTGCGGATGTGCGGCGCGTCGACGGAGCAAGCCGGGATATCGACGCCCCGGCAGTCGTAACCTTCTCCCGCCAGGTCAGTTCGCACTCCGTCGAGCCAACCGTAGCCAGCCGCTCCCGCAACCTGCTCTCCCATGACGACAGGGGGCCGGGCGGAACGGACGAGGCGAAAGAAGTCGGGCCACAGATGCCGCGGATCGTCTCGACCGGCGCCCTTGCCAGCGACGCTGAACGGCTGGCACGGGCAGGAGCCCGTCCAGAGCGGTCGATCGTCGGGCCACCCAGCAAGTCTAGCTGCATGTGACCAGCCGCCGATGCCGGCAAAGAAGTGGCACTGCGTGTAGTTTGCGAGGTCGCCGGCTTGGACATCCACGATGCTCCGTTCATCCACGTCGCCCGGCGCGATGAGCCCCGCAGCGATCAGTTTCCGCAGCCATTGCGCCGCGAAGGGGTCGATCTCGTTGTAGTAGGCGGTCACCGCAACCCCGCCAGCGCAATCACCACCGCGCCCGTCACGACGCCGAGCAAGGCGAAGGCGAACCAGTAGACCGCCGTTCCCTGCCACCTCCTGTCCTCCTCCATCCAAGCCAGCGCATCCCTGCTGGCCTGGACGCGGCGCTCCTGTTCCTCGGTCATTTCCATTTCCTCCTTTGCCTGCCTCACCGGGCCTTACCGGGCCGTGCCGCGCCACGCCTTGCCTGCCATGCCAAAACCACGCCGCCTCTCGCCACGCCGGGCCACGCCTGCCTTGCCCCGCCACGCCTTACCCCGCCTAGCCTGCCTTGCCGCGCCGTGCCATGTCATGCCCGGCCTCGTCCGGCCATGCCACGCCTGCCTTGCCGTGCCCTGACGTGCCGAGCCGTGCCTCGCCGCGCCCTGCCTGCCATGCCCCACCACACCAAGCCCAACCACGCCTTGCCTTACCCGGCGCGCTTCTTGCGATCGTTGCGCGCAAGAAACTTGTCGATGCTCGCGCGCAGCTCGTCGCTGGCGTCAAGCGCGTCGGCGTAGCGCAACAGCCGCGCCTGGACGCTTCGCAGGTCGGTCAGCAGATGCGCGATGACCGCCCGCGTCGCTTCCGGCGACGACTGCACCACCGAGACCGCGACGTACTCGCGCGATCCCCGATCCACGTTGAGATAGGCGCGCACAGGCGGCTCGTTCGGCTTGTGCGGCTCCAGATGAACGACCACGCGGCGGATCAGCCCGCGGGCTTGAAGCAGCCGATACTTCTCGGCAGCCTCTGCGTCGTTCCAATCGAACATCGAGTGCAGCGCCGAATTGGCGCTGCGTGCCCGATCCACGACGGCTTCCGGCGTGAGCTTGTCGCCAAGTTCTCGCGCCATTTCCTCCAGTTCGCGCTCCCAGCGGGACATCACGACACCACCTCGAACGTGCCCCAACCGAGCCCGTAGCTCTCGCGGCTGAACGGACGCCCCTCTCCGACGCCGATCTGCATGCCGGCGCGGGCCAGCAAGTTGGACACATCTCCGACCCTGAACTGGTCGCCGTCCCAGCGCACTCGCAGCGTGGCGCTCCAGCGCCGGAACATCGGCCTGGAACGCAAGTCGGTCACGCCCGTCTGGTTTCGCGTCGCGGCGACGTGCTGCTCGTAGTCGCCGATGATCCGCACCAGCGGCTGTCCGCTGACGAGGTCGAGTCCGTCCGCCTCGACGAAGACAGACATCTTCGCCATCGTCATCTTGAAGCCGACCAGGCGGCAGGCATCGATCATCGCCGCGCGCCATGCCGACGCCGGAAAGCCGATGGTGCCATCCTCCAGGCGGTGCAGCGCCGCCTCGCAGTCAGCCGCGAAGTCGCGCGCCTCGCGCTCTTTCTTCGATTTCGCCGTCGATCCGGCCTCGTGCTTCTCGCGCATCTTCTGGCGCGCCTTCTCGGAGAAGGCGGCCATGACCAGCGGCGCGGTGCCGACGATCTCGAACTGCGCGCGCTCGAACTTCGGCGCGGCGATGGTGACGATCTCTTGCTTCGTGAACGCGTTCATCTGAACCTCCCTTTTCAACCAGCCAGATCCGCAACCCGGCGGCGGCTCTCCTCCATGATGCGCTCATGCGCCTCGACGCTCGCGGCGCTGATGTCATCGAGGTTGCCGCGCTGCGAGAGCATCACGCGGTCGATGTCCTTGACGCTCGCCGCCTTGCGGATCGCCGCGACGATGGCGCGGGCGCGCTCGGCCAGCTCGGGCGTGAGGGTTGCGCCGGTCGGGGCCTCTGGTGAGGAGGCTGCGGAGGGGGAAGGCTCCGCATCCGACGCGGCCGGCGCGTTGTTGTCGGCCTCTTGTTCCACGTTGTCGAGCAGGGCGTCCATCGCGGCGCTGACGGCGGCGAGGGGGCTGGAGGGCGGGGTGATGTCGATGGCGCTGGCCGGGCCGCGCGCCTGGACGACGTCGATCTCCTCCGCGACCGGCAGGCCCATCATGACCTCGGGCGCGAAGAGGCGGATGAGCATCGTGGCGCTGCGGTAGCGCAGCATCTGGTCGGGCATCGTCCGGTACTTCGGGTTCTTCGTCCAGCCCTCGGCCTCGGCCATCGCCATCGACGCGGTGGCCTCGACCGGCTCGCCGCTGTCGGCCAGCGTGGCGAAGGCGGTGACGCGCAGGTTCTTGCCCTCGCCAACGACGTGCCAGTTGATGCGACGCGCGAACACGCCCGAGCGGTTGGCCTTGGCGATCATGTACGTGGCCGACCAGCCCGCGCGCCCGCTGACGAAGTAGATGTTCTGCAGGACGACCAGCGGCTCCTCGCGCGTGCGCTTGGCGATCGCGTAGGCGATGAGGCAGTCGGCCATCTTGCCGCGCAAGTGCGGCGGGACGAGTTCGCTGGCGGCGAACATCTTTGCGACGCGCTGCGAATGCTCGAAGTGCGCGGGCGCGAGCGGATCGTAGTCCGACACGGCGGCGGGCAGGTTCACGACGTTGGTGGCGATCTCGTTGGTCATTGCGCATATCCCTTCTGAATGCTCGTTGCGATTTCGTTGGCGGCCCACTGCGGCAGGCCGATTTCGACTACACCATCGGTGTAGCCCGGCCAGTTGTTCTGCGCAACGCTTTTCGCGAAGCGACGCAGGATCTGGCGCAGCTGCTGGTCGGCGGCGCTCGCGGCGTCGGCGGACAGGGCCGCGACGTAGCCGATGAAGGGCTCGTCGTTGCCGACCACCATGAACGCATGCGTCGGGCGCTGGATGCCGAGCGTCGAGGCGACCAGCCGGAACATCGCGTCCCCGAGGTCGTATCTGAGGTTGGCGGCGGTCTTGCGCCAGGAGTTCGGCGCGGGCGACGCGGTGGTCTTGAGGTTCACCGCCAGCCCGGCGCGCGAGATGTAGAGGTCGGGCCGGCACAGCAGCGTCAGGCCGGTTTCCTCGTCCTTCGCGACCATCGTCACCTCGGCGCGACCGCCGGCCTCAAGGAGGCGACGGGCGTCGGCGTTCCGCATGAGGCCCTCGCGCATCCCGACGATCCGCATGTGATCGCTGAAGGAGACGATCTGTCGATCGCCCTGCTCTTCGCGCCACGCCTTGCCCTCGCGGGTCGCGAAGGACAAGCCATCGGGCTTGACCGAGAAGCGCTGGTGGAAGGCCTCGGCGCCCTCCAGGATATACGCGTGCGCGGCGGTCCCCAGCTCCATCGACGCGCTCGGCTCGCGGTGGAAGCGGGCCGGGTTGCCGCGCCAGAAGGCGTGGGCGTGGGCCGGGCATTCGGTCTCGTAGGCGACGAGGTCGCTGCCGCTGACCGCCGGGGCCGCGAAGGCCTCGGCGCTCAGGTACGCCTCGAACGAGACGTCGTTGTGGATGCCGTCGTTGATCACTTTTCGACCTCCCTCTTCATCTGGCGGTGGACCCAGCCGCGCAGGGCCGCGAGGCGGCTCGCCTTCTTACCGCGCGGGGCGTGGGCCGCGCGCTTGATCATGTTGCGATAGACGCGCAGCAGCTTGCGCTTCTCGGTGGTCATCGGCGGCCCTCCAGCTTGGCAAGCTCGCGCTCCAGCTCCGCGATGCGCTGATGCGCGAGCAGGTAGTCGAGCGTCTTGGGGTTGAGGTCGCGGGCCAGCTCGACCCGCAGGGCGATGCGCGAGCGCAGGACGCCGGGCGTCTGCGGGATCGCGGGGGCGGCGGGGAAGCGCTTCATGCCAGCACCATGATGGCGGCCAGGACGAGGGCCATAAGGGCCTGCAGCCAGAGGGGGCTCATCGGTCACCTCGCAGCCAATCGGGGTAGTCGTTGTCGAAGGGCTCGGCGGGCGTCGCGTCGTCGCGGATGAAGCGCTCGGTCGGGATCGTCAGGCGCTCGACGAGGATCTCGGCGTCGTAGAGGACGCCGCGCAGATCGCTCTCGGAGAAGGCGCGGCAGTTGTAGTGCTGCGCGTTGATCTCCTCGACCTCCTGCGCGACCTTGCGGAGGATCTCCCAGATCTGGTCGCAGGCGTTGCGGCGCAGGAGCGCGAGGTCAGCAAGGCTGCGCTCGGCGTTTTCGACGTCGGTCATCATGGTTCTCACTCCTCCAGCGCGGCCTGAAGCGCGTCGCGCGCCTCGAAGGTGAACTCGCCGATCAGCGTGTCGGCGTTGAGCAGGGCGTCGCGCCAGTTGCGCTTGGCCTGCGCGTCCTGCGCGTCGGTGAAGCCCGAGGGCTCCTGCCACTCGCGCTCGGTGACCTCGCGCAGCTCCTCCAACGCGGCGACGATCTTGTTCATCGCCTGCGTCTCGGCGCGCTTGAGGCGGCGCAGGCTCGCCTCGATGAAGTCGTAGTAGTCGCGCGTGTGCGCGTAGCTCTCGCCGTGATCGTTCTCGTCGCGAAGCATCGTTTGTCCCTCCTGGTTTCTGCCCGGCACCACCCGGGCAAGGCGAAACATACACCATCGCTTTACCCGCGCAAGCGCTTTCCGCGAAATTGTGTGCTTGACCTCTACACCGCGCGTGTAGTAGCCGTCGCGGATGAACCTGACCGACTTCATCGCCGCCCTCGGCGGCACCTACGCCACCGCCCGCGCGTTCTCCACGACGCCGCAGGCTATCAGCAATTGGAAGCGTCGCCAGCGGTTGCCCGCCGCGCGGCAGCTCGAAGCCTTCCGCATCGCGCGCGCCAAGCGGCTTGCGTTCGATCCGGTCGCCGCGACGCGCCGCGAGGCCCGGCGATGAAGCGCGACACCGCAATCGAGCGCGTGTCCAACGCGCTGCGTGCCGAGGGCGGACGCGCCTCGACGCAGCGGCTGTGCGAAGTGCTGCCCGGCATGGACAGGGGGTTGGTGTTGATGGCCCTCGCGCACTTGAAGCGCCGCGAGCTGGTAGACAGCGACTACGCTCCGCGCAAGCAGCCCGAGTGCGGCTGGACCTACTGGTTCACGCCCGCGAAGAAGGTTCATCGCGGCTCGCGGTTCAAGGCGGCGGTGTCGAACGGCTACACCCGGCTCGTCGTCGAGTACCTCGACGCGGCTGGCT